GTCGCCGCCATCATTCTGGCGGCTTGTACCGTACCACCAATGGAGCAGAAGCCGGAGACAAGGGAGGCTCCTGTTTCCCCGACTATCGAAATCACTGCGCCGCGGGAGACTGAAGCTCCAAAACTGAAGGAGCATAAACCGAAGGTTACTCCTGCACCACCTGGGCCCGCCGTACATCCCTGCGCCGGCATAGAGACCGGAGACGCAAAGAGCGACATCAAAGCGAAGCTTGAGTGTCTGGAAGAGCATGGATGATCTGGACAGAGCGGCTGAGCGGGAAGAGTTGGCAAGGTCTGTGGCAGCAAGAATGAGAAAGCCGGTCCCCCAGCATTACGGGCGCTGCCTGAACTGCGACGAGATATCGATCGGCGCCTTCTGTGATGCCGGCTGCCGGGAAGATTATGAGATGTATGAGCGCGCCACGAAGAGAAATGGCCTGAGACGAATCGAGGAAGAAGAATGAATCTGGTTTGGAACTGGAAGGATGTTTTAAAGAAGGCATGGAGTGTACGGATGGGAGCGGGCTCGACTCTGTTTGCCATTTTTCAGCAAATAGCGACCGTCATTCCTGCTGGGCTCGTCGGACTGTCTCCCGAGACATGGGCTGCAGTTGCCACGACTCTCGGAGCCCTGAGTGTGCTGTTTGCTGCTCTCGTTGCCCCGGCACGTTTGATCGATCAAGGCCTCGCGCAATGAAATTCCGTGTCATCAAGATCAAGCGCGGCAAGTATGCCGGTCAGTGGCGCTTTGCCATCATCGCTGCGAACAACGAAAAGGTGGACCCGCGGCAGCCGTATGACAGCAAGGCTGGGGCCCTGCATGCCGTGGAGCTCATCAAAGGGATGACTGATGCTCCGGTCGAGGTGGTGGAGTGATAAAGCTCAGCCCGAATCAGGTTCGGACCTCAGTCGCAACCATGGTGCTGGCCGCATCAACCCTAATCGGTATCGCGGTTCACGAGGATTACAGGGGAGAGGCATATCTCCCGACGAAGGATGACGTTCCGACGATTGGCTTCGGCCACACGGCTGGCGTGAAGATGGGAGACAAGACCACTCCGGTTCGCTCGCTGCAAGTTCTGCTTGATGAGGTTGATTCCGTCTACGCGCAGGGTGTGCGCCGCTGCATCAGCGCTCCCATGTATCAATACGAGTTCTCGGCCAGCGTGAGCCTTGCCTACAACATTGGTGTGAATGCGTTCTGCGGCTCAACTGTGGCAAAACGGTTTAATGCCGAGGACTATGCCGGCGCCTGCGCGGCTTTTGACATGTGGAACAAGCAAGGAGGCAAGGTTCTGCCAGGACTCGTCAAGAGGAGGGCAGAAGAACGGGCAGTATGCGAGGGGCGGGGATGAACGATATTTACAGCAATCCAAAGCTGATTGATCTCCTCAAGAAGATGCAGGAGGTGAAGCCTTCCCGCTACGTGATCGAAAAAGTTGGATGCGTCGAGCGTGTGTACAAGGTGCCGGTGAAGTGACCGAGATATGGGAATTGCTCGGCCATAAACAGATATGCCCGACTGTCACCATCGAGTGGCTTGAGCCTACTGTCGGACTGATCCGCTTCCTCTACCCGGGCCCAGCAGATTATCCATATCGCGGCGTGGTGAATGTTCACGTCACGGGCAACGAATACGAATTTAAGGGCATGGTATTCCATGCAAAGAATGACGCTCCCACGTTTGCCGAGCACAGGGCGATTAAACGCTATCTCGCAAGCATGGGGCTCATAGGCAAATCCCGTCGCCTGAAGAACGGGGTAGTAGTGACGAAGTTGTACCCGGGCAATCCCGCCCAAACAAACTGTGGAGAAATAGAAATGTCCGAACAAAATGTGCAAGTTCCTGCCGACAAGCTGCTGGTGACGATATTCCTTGGCGCGGAAAACGCCGACGGAACCCTGTTCAACGATGACCGCAAGCGCGTCGTCCTCGACAGGCAAGCGTACGTCAACCTGCAAAAGATGGTCAACGATGGCGTCAACGTTCCCCTGATGCAAATCGGGCAGGATCTGGCCGCGAAAGCCGCAGCCTAATCAATCGGCATAAAGGGTTTGTGGGATAACCTCATATGTGGCTGTCCCTCCCTTTGCCTAATCTTTGTGCAAAAAACGGCTTCACCAGAAGCCCTACAATCGATTTAAATCATGTCGTTAAGGGTAAGGTAAGGGCCTGAAAAGTGACATTAATCGTAATTATTCTCATAGCATTTTCTATCGGCTTTGGTGGCGGCTGGGGCGTGAAAGGCTGGAAAGACGGCGCAGATGTGGCGCGCGCAGTCTCCGAAAAAGAAAAAGTGGAGTCGCGCAATGCCATTCTTCAAACCGCTAACGCCAACTGCGCTACCGACATCGAGGGCGTGCGCCAAGGCGTGGCCGTGGTGGTCAAGGCAGTCGAGGATAGAGAAAAAGCCGCATCAGATGCGATGAAGAATGCTGAGACCGTGGTGGCAAAGCATAAGGCAGCCGTGGTCTCAATCAAAGCACTGCAGCCTGTCCCTGCTACTCAGGATGCGCAGTGCGCTGCAATAGTTCAGGAGCAAAAGGAATATGTTGCCGCAAGGAAGGGAGAGTGAGTGTGACCAGCGCTGATCTCTGGCATTTGTCATTTGCTGGACTTACGGATTGCAAGTCTTGCCAGCCTCGTCCCCAAGCCTATATAGCCTATCATTCACCGAGCGGCCTACTCGGCTACCTATCAGCCACAGACAAAACAGGTCAGAACCGTCGCGCATCAGCCTACGCATTCACACTTCCGGCAATTATACATGAACATAAATAAATTCACGCTCACAGTAGCCGTTTTGTTTCTGGCAAGCTGTTCAAGCAAGCCCATCATTCAGACTCAGATCGTGGAGAAGCCGGTTCCGGTATACTGCGAAGTGAAAGTGCCGTCTGAGTGCAAAGATGCCTATGCCGTGGATCGAGTGTCAGCGGCGGACGATGCTGTGACAATCAACCGGGCTTTGCGTACCGAGATAGAGGAGCGCTGGATGTGTGAGATCAAGCTGAGGGCTGCGGTGAAAGGGTGTAATGCGCCAGCGCTCGCCGTATCCCCTCGCTAGGCTTGCCATTGCCTAGCAATTTGGCTTTTTCCCAGGACTCGTCGTCTATATAAATCGTACGGTCCCTGCCGCCCCTCAGTTTCTTGGGGCGGCCCTCGGGATTGGGGATGTGCTTGAGTTTTTCGCTCATCAAACTGCTTCCCACGCTTCTGAAAATTCTTTGTCCGAAAATAACTCGGAAAGTCCTGTAATCTGCTTCAATCGCAACACCTCATCCGGTTCCATTCCAAGCTCTTTAGCTATCCACTCGTCAGATCTATTGCGCCTTGCAAGATCAACCACGATTTCAGCCATAGCATCTACCTGATGCTTGCCCCGTGCGCGGTTATGCCTGATGGTAGCGGCTATGCGATCCTCCTTGCCCGTACGCTCTGTATTTATGACAGCTATTGGCATTCTCCCCATGACACGTTTTTTTACCGCTCCAACCTCTCGCGCCACTCTATTACGGTGAAAGCCGTCCACTACCTCATAGCTTCCTTCAGTATCTGGCCATGCGACTATAGGCTGAGTGTACCCGTCCTGCATGATCGATAGCTGAAGCAGTCGCATTTCAGGCGGCGCCACGCTGTTCGGGTTGTAGTCATTAGCATGCAATTCATCAGCCTTTACCCATAGAACGCAGTCCACCGGTTCCCGCTTTAGAGGCGAGTACTCCCTCAAAGCCTTACGTATTTCATTTATTGCATCCATGCGGGTTTCTTCGTCAAGTTCCGTCAATCGCGGGAAAGCCTTTATGCAATCTTGAATAATGTTTTGCGTCAGATTAGATTCCATTCAGCCCTCCGTTTCTTCATCAATTTTTGATATTTCTCAAACGCTGTTGTTTTGTTCTGGCTGAAAGACAGCCCTTTGCACCAGTAATCATTACGCAGAAGTGCTTTGCATATACGTGTCCAGCTGGGGGCTCCTTTGTCTGTCATCGATCCCTCGTCTGGTATTCCATGCCGGTATCCGCGCTCCTCGTACCATCGCAAGAATACCGCTACTTTATTTCTGTATTGCTCAGCAGTTCGTTCTGGCATGGAAGACATCAGTCTATGAGCGAACTCTTGCCAAGTGATATTTTCAGGTTTCGTTATACCTCGGTACCCTAAGACATTTCCAGACTCCTGAACGTACAGAGCGCCCTGGTTGGCGCCGTTCACCCTTGCCACTACTCGTGCCCATGTTTCTGGCTCTATGATGTGGAAAAGCCACAATCCTTTCCTCTGATCGTCGCCGTATGGTTGGCATATTCTGGCCTGATGAATGCTGAGCCCAGCTTGGTGCATGCGGTCATAGAGTCGGTTATACGGCGCCTTGAATTTACCATTAAACGTCCAGATATCCTCTGTGCGCCAGTCGTAAATCGGGTAGATGTTGTACAGGTGACTACCTAACCAAGTCGTCCACTGGAAGCCTTCAAACGTGCTTTTCTTCCCGGCTATGGTACGGTAGCGATTCAGTGACTCGTCACTCCTGATGCCCACGAAACACGCGCACAACTTGCCTTGCGCATACCAATCACCAAACGCCGGGACGAATTCCTCGAACTCCATGGCGTAGCGGAAGAACGGAAAATATTCCTGATCGGCAATCGCTGATTCTGGCGGCTGCCTTACCCAATCATCTTTTCTATCTGGCTGCCAGCATACCCACTGAGGCTCGTATTGACTGACGGCGTTCCGCATGTGCAATGGCAGGGCTACCCAATACGGCTCGATGTGATCCGCATAAAGCCGCAGCATCTCTTCCACGTGATCTATCGTGAGCTTGTATTGGGCCTCCAAATCGATGAAGAGAACGCCGATTTTTCTGTTACGTTTTTTCGCCTCTGCCATCACCAGGTGCATCATGACTGCGCTATCTTTGCCGCCACTGAAGGAAAGATAGATGCGCGGGAAATCGTCAAAGACCTTCGATATCCGTTCGCGTGCCGCGGTGAGAACATCAATCCCTAGCGGTCTTTTAGCCATTGCTCTTTTTCTTCGAAAGATAGTTTTTGTATGTCGCCATTTTCTGTAACAGTGCACCAGTATTTGGATGTGCGCGTCCATGATAGCATTTCGAATACTTCGTAAAGACGCCCTGATTCCAGAATGAACCAGAGATATACACCTCTGGTGAATGCGCCGTTGGCTTGGCTTACGTCTTTGTTGTATCGCAACTCCTGCCGTGCATCGGTTATATCGGCTACCCATGGCTTCATATAGAAAGTTCCGATAGCAATATCTCGCATTCTGCTCGGGGTGATCCTCTCTTTCCCTGCGTGGATGCGCCTTACAGTGTCATACTTGAAAGCCCCGATATGCTCAAGAGCGAGTTGAGCTTTCATATACGTACCAGATATCGCGCTCCATATCGCGCCTAACGTATGTAGTCTCTCCCACAAAACTAGAGCCTTCGTAATGGGGCACGACAAATACGGGGTAATCATATAAAACTGTGGATATATCGCAGTACGGCTCCGTCACTTCTTCTCTGCCATCTCCGATCCATCTGTGTATTGTCCTAACTGGAAGCGGCAATCCTTCTAGAACATAATCTTTTGGAAATCCATCTGCCCCTGTTTCATCCGGCATGTGTGGGCGGGTGTCGTAACCTCCGGCTCCATTTAAGACCACAAAGCCTTTTTCTAAAATCTGGTATACTTCGGCAGAGCTTATGATTCTGGTCGGAGTTTTCATTAAAAAATCCTCCGAAGGATAGATTGCGCTTCTTCTCCCAATTCCTCTTTGGCGGCTGCATTAAATTTCAGTGCTGCCGCATTCCAGATTGCTTTGTCTCCGCCGCCGAACATCGGGTTATAGATATTCATCCCTTCCATTATCGCCCTTGTCTCGGTGCTAAGCTTGGATTCTATTTCTGCGCTTCTCTTGATTACGTGGCGTCCTAACATTTCCTTGCTCCTTATTGTTGCGTTATCGATGGAGTTAATTATACACGTGTATAATTAGATGTCAAGAGAAATAAGAGTCAGCTATCTGCGCAATAGGCGACATGCCCTAGTAGTGGAATCATAGGCTTACAAGAAATCACCCAAAAATCTATAGCGCATTCCACGTTATGCAATTACTTGATAGCAAATGAAAACATGACACGTAGAATGTCCGGCTACGAACCAAGGGGTCGTGGGTTCGAATCCTGCCGGGCGCGCCATAATTCCTTAGTAGATTCAGCCGCTTACGTGTGCAAGCACTAAGCGGTTTTTCTTTTCTTCCCTCGAAATTCGCAAAGTCTGCAAAAGTGCCCAACAAAGTGCCCAACAGATTAGATTGCTAAGAGGAGGCAATCATGCTCTACCGCACACACCTTTAAGTTGTGTTATGCCTTGGCTTCCACCGGATTGGAAGTCAAGCGGGCGTGTATGTGGGCTGAGCAGTCCAAACCATGAGAATTAGATGGGGGGGCTGGGACCAAGGCCCCTGGGGGGTGGGAACGTTCCTTAAGTGTAGTTTCTCACCACGTTGTTCATCTTAAAACCGAGACGTGAAGCAGGCGGTTGTTTACCGATAGCTGAATGAGGACGGTAGAAATTGTAGTGTTCGATCCAGAATGGCAATTCGCG